GCGGGTGCGTTGGCGGTGAATCCGCTCATGGTGGCCTCAAGAAAAGAAGCCGGTGGTCGGGGCGTCACACCATGGGATGGATACCTGGTGATCGGCCCCGAGCCGGCTGGGTCGCGGGGACGCTCTATCAGCCGTTGCTATCGCCGGTGGCGGCAGCGGTGGCCTGTTTCTTCTGGGCACGCAGGGCGCGTTCCAGATCCTTCTTCCCGCCGCAGCTGCCGTGCAGCTGCAGGGCGGCTTGCAGATGCTCGACAGCGCGGTTCACCGCCTCGCCTGGCACCTGCTCGGGGTCGTTCACCCCAAGGATGTTGCGGGCCTGCGCCAGATGCAGCTTGGCGCGCACTTCGTCTGGCATGTCCTGATCGGTGGTCAGCAGCTGTGCCCGCTCCAGGATGGCCCCGTCGAACGTGCCGCCGACCTTCTGCGCGTTCAGCGCGGCCTCGGCCACTTCCTCGGCGACCAGGCACCCGGTGGTGCGCTGGAAGCGGTCGGGCATCTTCATCCCGTGGGCCAGGACGTACTCGGCCAGCTGCAGACCTTCGGCATAACGGCCGGCGTCCATGTTCCAGAGCATCAGGGTGGTGATGACCTCATCGGTGGCGCCCTTCCCCTCGGCCAGTACGCCTTCGACATAGGGATCGTAGGCGGGCAGCAGCTGGGCCTTCAGCTGTGCCTTGCCTTCATTGGATTGGATCTGTTTCAGCCGCAGCCGGTCCTGATGCAGCTGCATCATGGTCAGCTCGAACTGGCCGGCACCATCCATGGGCTGGTCGGCGTGGCGGGTGGCGGCCTCCTGCGCGGCGAGGACGCGGCGCAGGTGACGCTTGGCGGGGCTGTCGGCCATGGCTTAACCCTCGGGCTTTTCAGCCGGCTCTTCAGCGGGCAGTTCGATGTTCTCGATCAGGACGCCCAGGCCGTAGTCCTCGACCACGTACGCATCGTTGGACTGCTCGAAGTTGGCCACCCGGTTCTTCTGCGGCTGCTCTTGGATGAAGCGGCGGCGACCGCCGATCTGCCAATACAGCGACAGGTTGGCCAGGCTGGTGATCAGGATGGCGTTGTCGGGCATGTAAGGCACGTCGACCGGCTGCAGGCCACCGATGCGCCTGTTGGCCAGCAGCAGGTCCGTGGCGATCTTCTCGGTGGCCGGCTGTTCCTTGTTGACCATCGGGAAGTACTTGTCGTGGATCAGATCGCGGCCCAGGATCACAACCAGGCCCGGATCGTGCCGATGCCACGGATCGATCAGGCTGCTGACCGCGTCCATCACCAGGGCGTCGAGATTGGCGTAGTCCGCGTCGGCGCCGCCGACCTTGATCACACCCTCGGTCTTGCCGCTGGCCATGACGCGCTCAGCCGCGTTGCTGCGGTACTGCTGCAGCCAGCCGATGTTGACGTCCTGCAGCAGCGGGTTGGCAGTGCGGTCGGTGGTTGGCGCTGCGGTGGTGCCGTGGAAACCGATCAGCATACGATCCAGCGCCTGGCGCTGCACGATGCTGTTGCGGATCAGGGTCTGGAAGTTGGGCTGACGTGCCCAGGCATCGAGCGTGGCGTAGCGCAGGGCGGTGTCAAAATCGGTCTGCACCGCCCGGTAGCCCTTCTTGTCCAGCGCGGTCACATCGCGCGGCTGGCGCTCGGCGTTGCCGGTGGTGTCGGTGCGGCCGGCGATGGTGCCGGAGACGCCGACGCCGACCTTTTCGCCTTCCAGATCGGGCACGCCGACCATATTGATCGAGCGCAGGAAGGCGCTGGATTCCTGAATCCGCTGTTCCATGATCTGCTGCACCGCCGGCACGACGGTGAAGGTGTGCGCGGTGGAGCCGACATTGTTCAGCTCGCCCTGGCGGCGGGTGTAGGCGTCAAACGCTACGCGGGTATTGGGATGCATCGTGGTGTCCTTGGTTGTCGGGGTGTGCGCTGCATGCGATCAGCAGTCGGTGAGTTCAGCGCCGGCCGGGCCGGTGACGGGCGGGCGCTGGGTGCTGAACTCGGGGGTCTTCTCGACGGTCGACTTGAGCGAGGCGAACTCAGCGCGCAGGCCCTGATTGACGCGCTCGCTCTCGGCCAGGCGCGCGGTCAGCGCCACCAGTTCGCCCTGCTGACTGACCATCTGCTCATCCATGTCGGTGAGCAGGCTGGCGAAGCGCTGCAGGCCTTCATCGTCTTCATTGGCCGGGGGCGGCGTCGGGGTGACCGGCTTGAACATGCCCTTGATGCGGTCGGAGAAGGAGCGGGCCGGCGGCGCGGCCGGGGCGACCTCGTCCAGCTCGATATCGACCAGCTCGGCGGCGCTGAACAACGTGTCCGGATTGGTCTTGCGCGCCTTGAGCGGGCTGGCGTCCGGATTCTGCGCGGCGAAGGCCAGCATCTCGGTGCCCAGGCTGGCAGGGGTGTCGGTCACGGCCACACCCATCAGGTAGGCCTTGCCGGTGCCGGCGAAGTTCTCCTGCACCTCGACGGAGGTGTACAGCTTCTGCTTCTGCACGTTGACCATGTTGACCAGGTCATCGGTCGGGTCGATCTGCACGAACAGCGCCAGCTTCGTCTCGCCGTTGACCGTGACCTCTTCGGCCTTGGCCGCCAGCACGCTGCCGTAGGCGCGGAACGGGGAGTCCGGCAGCAGGCTGCGGAGGTGTTCCACCCATACGCGCGAGCCGTAGGTGTTGGCGCTGTAGGTCGCCGCCATCTGCTCGATCCAGCTGCGCTCGATCTTGCGGCCATCGGTGGTGGCGCCCTCGACCGCCACGCGGAAGAACTTGGAGCGGTACTTCTTGGTCTGTTTGGACATGGTGCCCTCTGCTGGTGGTCGAAAACATCGGCTGGCGATGCGATGACCCATCTTCGGCAGGGGGCAATTTCCGGGCAACGAAGTTGCCGTGTAACTGATTGAGCTACGCGGGAGTTTGCTGTGCGTGAATGCACGCGGTAGGCACCCTAGACCATGTGAATACCGTTGTCGACCAGATGCCGATTGATGTGCGCAGGCAAGCCAAGTTCCTGTATTGGATGGGCTGGCGTGTCTGTGACATTGCCGAGGCGACAGGGGAGAAAGAGAAGACCATCCACAGCTGGAAGGCGCGCGACGAATGGGACCGTGCCGACGACGTGGAGAGGATCGGCGGGGCGTTGGAAGCGCGGCTGATCATGCTGATCATGAAGCCGGAGAAGACCGGCGGCGACTTCAAAGAGATTGACCTGTTGCACCGCCAGCTTGAGCGGCAGGCGCGGATTCAGCGCTATCAGGGCGGCGGCACCGAGACGGATCTGTCCCCGGAGATTGCCAACCGCAACGCCGGCCCAAAGAAGAAGGCCCGCAAGAACGAGTTCACCGAGGACCAAGTCACGCTGCTGGTCGATGCGTTCCTTGAAACGTGCTTCGGCTACCAGCGAGATTGGTACCGGGCGCGCGATCAGCGCACCCGCGCGGTGCTCAAGTCCCGACAGATCGGCGCCACATTTTACTTCGCCCGCGAGGCGCTGATCGATGCGCTGACCACCGGGCGAAATCAGATCTTCCTGAGCGCATCCAAGGCGCAGGCTGACCGGTTCCGTCGCTACATGCAGTCCTTCGTGCGTGAAGTGCTGGACGTGGACCTGACCGGCAACCCCATCGTGCTGGCCAACGGCGCCGAGCTGTTCTTCCTGGGCACCAATGCACGCACAGCGCAGGGCTACCACGGCAACTTCTATTTCGATGAATTCTTCTGGACTCACAAGTTCAACGAACTGAACAAGGTCGCCAGCGGCATGGCGATGCACAAGAAGTGGCGAAAGACCTACTTCAGCACGCCGTCCTCCATGGCCCACGAGGCCTACGATTTCTGGACCGGAGAGCGGTTCAACAAGGGCAAGCCGGCCGCGCAGCGGCACCATCTCGACGTTTCCCACGATGCCCTGCAGGGCGGCGCGCTCTGCGAGGACCGCATCTGGCGCCACATCGTCACAATCCTTGACGCCCAGCGGGGCGGCTGCGACTTGTTCGATATCGAGGAGCTGCGCCGCGAGTACAGCCCGGATGCCTTCGCAAACCTGCTCATGTGCGACTTCGTGGACGACAGCGCCAGCGTGTTCCCGCTGGCCCTCATCCAGCCGTGCATGGTCGATAGCTGGGAGCAGTGGGGCGGCGACTACAAGCCGTTCGCGCAGCGCCCCTTCGGCGACCGGGCGGTGTGGATCGGTTATGACCCGGCAGAGACCGGCGACAGCGCCGGCCTGGTCGTACTGGCGCCGCCGGCGA